CAAGAAAGATTAGTAGGTGATATTAGGACAGCGGGAGATTTAGAAGAAGCAGTAAGGACATTACCCGAAGGAGTTGATGAAGTACCAGCAGAAAGATTTGCGGCTGGTGTAGACCCAACATCATTAGCAAGAGAAGGTACAATAACTGATGTAGGTGTTCCCCTCGAAGCAAGTTCTACTGAAACATCTTTATATAGTGCCGAGCAACAAGGTGTAGAAGATGTTGCGGGTGATGTAGAAACTGGGGCAGAAGCAAGAACAGCATTAAAAGAAGGGGCTGAAGATGTTGGTAAATTTTTAGGTAAAGCAGAAAAATTTGGTAAAATTGGTGTTGCTGGTTTAGGTGGTGGTATTGATGCTTTCCAAGATGTTGGTAGAATATTAAGTGGTGAAAAAGGTTTAGATGTTTTTGGTTCTAATACCGCATCAAGAGTTGGTAATATTGGTAATATTGTTGGTTCGGCTTTAGAAGTTGCTGGGGTTGCTACTGGTGGTGTTACTCCATGGTCTCTTGCTTTAGAAACTGCTGGTGCTGGTATTAGTTTATTAAGTTCAGTTACTGAGGCGGGTGGTGAATTAGCAGCCGGTGAAGAAAGTAAAGAAACCGCCCAACAAGATATTACATCTCAAGCAAGAGGTGAAACAGCAGCCCAAGAAGTAGAACAAGCTGTTGGTAGAACTCAATAAACCAAAGGTATGCTTCGCTAAATTTTTTAATTTTTTTTAATTTTATTTTTCATATTTATTTTATATTCTATAATTATAAAATGAGTTCTTATTGGCGTAATGATGAGAAAATTAAAGTTTCGCAAACCCAAGTTTCTATCCCTTCGACGAACGGGCAGTCTTACAGCGGTACTGCCGGTCAGTCGGGTCGCCGTATAGATTTTGAGATCCCACCAACAGTTAAATTCATGGATGGTAAAAATTCTTATCTTCAGTTCGATATTAAGCTTGCTGTACCCGATGGGGCTGACCCAACCCGTCTACATTTAGACCCATTCATCGGGGGTCAGTCAGTTGTGAAGAATTTAAGAATTTATTCGGGTAATCGTGCTGTTCTTCTAGAAGAAATTACTGAATATAATGCGAAGGTTCAAATTCAGTATTCTTATGATTCAGATGATAGTATGAGAAAGATGAGAGCCTTAAAAGAAGGTTGTTTAATTGATAATGTTGAGAATAGAGGCACACTTGGTACATCAGTATCTAACAATATTGATATTAGGTCTAACCCTTACTACAAGCCAGTTTCTACTGTACCGGCTGGTCGTGATTGGGGTTCGGAGGCTGACTTTCTAACTGCTAAATTATCTCTACCTATTCACGCTGGTTTATTCGCTGATGGTGGTGATAAGATCTTCCCAGTTATGCTTACAAATGGTTTATTTGTTGAGGTAGATTTAGAAGACCCAGCAAGATTTATTAAGCAGTTAGATAGTGTTAATCGCCATCGTAGAATGAAACAAAACCCAGTATTTCATGGTATTACTTCGGGTGGTGGCGCTCTAACTATTGCGAATGCTACTGATAGAACTGAAATATTTTTAGGTAAACAAAATAATATGATTAGTGTTGAGAATTGCCCTTTTGTGAAGGGTGAACCCGTTGGTATTTGTTCGGCAACTAATCCCAATAGTGAATGTGCTATAACTGTTGGTGGCGATCAAGATTACCCAGTTATTACTGATATTAGCCTTGATGGTGGTTATGTAAAACTTACATTTGATGCTTTCCAAAATAGTGATACCGGTGATGGCGTAGAAGCAACCTCAAATAACTTCATTCTTTTCTCTGCTGCTATTGATAAATTTAGAACTCAAAATGATGATAATACTACACAGCTTATAGCGAAAGAAACTTCTTATGCTGCTACTTGTAAAATTTCTAATGTAGAGCTTGTAATTCAGCAAGTTGGTGTAGACCCACGATATGAAGCCGGTATGATGAAAAAGATGAGAGATGGTGGTTCTATTGAGATTGATATACCAAGTGTAACTAATTACAAACATTCTCTACTATCAAGCAATCGTAACGCCACAGTCAATCTACAAGTATCGAATACAAGGGCTAAATCTATGATTGTAATGCCGAGTGATGCGAAGGTTCTAGATAGTGCTGATTTAATTGGTGGATTACGTACTTGTTATGAAGAAGAAAGTACTGATATGGATGGTCGGCTCCATAGTATTCGTAGCGGTCAAGTAGGCATCATAGACCATCTTACATCATACCGTCTACTTGTGGATAATAAATACCAGCCGGCACAACCTATCGTAGTATCAAAAATTAATAAGGGTGTTTCTATTGCGGCACAGCCTCTAATTGAGTTAGAAAAAGCACTAACCCAAGCTGGTATTACACCACGATCATTTGTTGATTACAATAGAAATTTCTTGATTGGTCGTGCTTATGCTCTTAATGATGGTGTTTCTAATCTCAATAATAAAACGAATCAGTTACAGCTATTATATAATGAAAAGACTGTTGCTGGAGTTGATCGCCCACCAGCACACAATAAGCTCTTATACTGCTTTATGTTTCATCTTCGTAGAATTAGTATCAAGGGTGATAGTGTTATGGTTACTCTCTAAATCAATAATGGGTCAATAATAGACCCATAGGTCAAAATAGACCCATAGAGAATTGATTACATATAGACTTATATTTGTAGTAAGGTCTAAAACTGACCCACTATATTTTCTATGAATTTTTTTTAATTTTTTATTTGTTATTTATTTTATGTATATTATTATATAAAATGAGTGTTTCAAAGAAGTATCTTTCGGTTCAGCCAAACAACGTGCCTTCTACCGGTAAGGTTTCATTTGCTCGTGGTAACCCAATTCTTACTATTACATTAGGTCGTCAAGATGCTATGCTTGATTTGAGTTCTCTTCGATTAAGTGGTGATTTAAATATATGGCGTGATGCTGCTGGTACGCTTCACCCAACTGATGCGGCGGCAAGTGAGCTTCGTGGTTCTCACAAGCTTGGTATTTATTCAGTTATAGATCAGCTTGTTTTTAGACACGCAGAAACTAAACAAGTTATAGAACATATTAGACATTATGGTCGTTTCATGGCTTCTTATATGCCGGTTATGGCTGGTTCGCAAGATGTAGCCGGTCATTTAGGTGAAAGTGCTTTAATTTATCCTAATTATCAAGCATATCGTGATAGTGTTATTCGTAACACTCGTGAATCACCCTTCTGTATACCATTACCTTCGGGTCTAACTCTTGGGGCTGATAAACTACCTCTATCAAAATTACCCCTCGAAATTGAGATTCATTTAGCACCGGATAGTCAAGTATTTTATTCTAGTGATGCTACTACGGCTAATGTTGCTAATGCTTTCTATGAATTAAGTGGTTTAGAAGTTGCTTGTGAAGTTGAGTATGGTGTTCCCGCACCCGATACTGGTGTTCTTTCATTTAATTCTATTACATCGTATTTCTCAACTTTAGAAAGCACTAATTCTATTGTGAATTTTAATCTTGGGTTAAGTAAGGTTCTTGGTTCATTTGTGAATTTTGTACCCGCAAGTTTTGTAAACAATTTAGCACAAGATGGCTTTCTCACATATATGCCTACAAAAGCTGCTAATGCTGCTGGTACTGGTGGTGGTGCTGTTGCTAATCTAGAAACAATTTCTTTCTTACGTAATGGTGAACGCTTCCCAAGTGCTTTTGAGGTTAAGTCGGTTCGTAGTGCTTCTAATGAAACGCCACTTGCTGACCCCCAAGTAATGAAGGGTTTCTTATCATCTATCATACCCGAAAGCCAACATACTCGCACAACTGTTTCACCTCTGAATTCTAACCGCTCTTTCACGGGTAATCAAAATGCTACAACTGGTTATCGTTTCATACCCGATACTGGTGCTGCTTATGGTGTTGGTGTTCTCTATGATATGTTAGATAGTGAAGGTGTTGATTTCAGCCAAGCCCAGTTCTCTATTCAGATGACTAATGGTCTTGATGATGGTAACCCAGTTTCAGCATATCTATTCATTAAGAGTAAGGTTGTTGTAGCATGGTCGGCAAGCCAAGGCGTACAAGTTGTAATGTAAGTAAATTTTTTCTATGTAAAATAATTTTTAATAAATTTTTTTTTAGTTTTTTTATATATTTATAAATATAAAATGACTGATATGGCTACAAAAGGCGATGTTTCTGCTGACCGCATACCCGATCTCATTAAGGTTGGGGCAATACCCTCTTCTTACGGGCAAATGCTTCATACCGATGTTATCGACCCAGTTACCTTTTCTCAAAATCGTGTACGCTTCACTCTTCAACGAGTAGCTGGTTTTCTTCATTCTAATTCTAAAGTTACACTTGCTGTAACCCCACTCACGACCTCTACTGCTTTCTACCCTCTCAATATTGGTGTTTCTAACCTTGTTAAATCTGCTGCTCTTCGTATTGGTAATCAAACAGTATGTGAGATTGATGATTACGACCAGTTCCATGCTTATCAATCTATGTTTATTTCGAATGAAGACAATAAAGAAAGAGAACAATTTTTATCGCAGAGGTGTATTTCTCACAAGCCAATTTATGATGACCGAACCGCAAACACAACTGATAAGCCACCAAATTCGGCAAAGAAGGTTGGTCTAGATGTTGGTAGAAACCCAACTGTTCCCGCTGCCGGTGGTGCTGGTACATTTCAGCTTCTACCCTTTCAGCTTCACGATGCTACATCGGCACAGACTATAAGTCACGCCCCAGTATATTCAGTATATTTAAGCGACCTTTTCCCGTTTCTTAAATTTAATCAGTTGCCTCTATTTATGATAGATCAAGAGGTTCATATTGATATTGAGTTTCAGCCGACTACTTCTTCTCTAAGTGCTGCTAGTCTCTCTCGCCGTATGTGTGTAGCAAATAGCGATGCGGCTTCTAATCAAGTAGAATACCAAATTACCGAAGATGAAGTAAAACTTATTTATGATTCTATTAGCTTTGATGGTGAAATTATGGAGAAGTACAGACAGCAGAACCAGTCTCTAACTTTCCAGTATGTTGATTACCGACTTGCGAAGAGAACCGGCGATGAAGCAGCATTCACCAACCTCACCTTTCAGCTTGGTGGTAATGGTCGCCTTGTATCAAAGGTTATCATGGGTCTTCAGCGTAATGAAAATTTCACACCGGTTTCTCTACTTAATGGTGTTACAGCAAAAGATGTACCAGCGGCTCAAAGTTTATCACTCAATCTATTATACAACGACCTATTTGAGTTTAATACTGACCGCAAGAACCCAGCCTTACTTTTCCACACTACCCAACACGCAGAAGGTAAAGTGCCTATGGTTACAAGAGATGAATATCAAACAAGTGGTGTTTCAGCCCTTACTGCTGAAACTTTTGAGGGTCACGCACAGAATAGTGGGGCGGTTGGTCTCGGTGGTCTTTTCAGATGGACGGCTATTAGACCTAATAAGGGTCAGCGTGTAAACAACAAGGGTATTGATCTTACTTACAAGGCTACTGGCTTACCGGCTGATACGTACACACTTCGTGTATATCTAGAAATGATGAAGATTGCTAAAATTGAGAACGGGCAATTTTAGTGTTATTTCGCTTAAATTTTTTTCTAAATTAAGATATAAATGTTATATTATTTGGCGGTCATTCGAGAGTATTTAGAGTGTGATAAATACAAAAAGTTATATGAAGAAGAGAAGCAAAAATATGAAGATTTAAAAACTTGGACTGAAAAACTAATTTCTTCAAATACTGAATTGTTAGATCAAGTCAAAGAAATCAATAATACAAAATTAGCAAAAATAAATAAGGATAAAAATAAATAATCTACTTTTTTCTCGTTTTTTTTATTTTAAAAATAATCTATCTTTATAATATAAATATGAAGATTGATTCTAAAAATTTAGTTGATGATATTAAGAAAGCAAGACCTAATATTAAGGAAAATACAATTAAACAATATGAAGTTAATTTAAGAAAGTTACAAAAAATATATGATACTGAAGGGTATGATTTTCTAAAAGACCCCGATGATGTTATGGATAAATTAAAAGATCTTCATTATTTAAGTCAAAGAAATATGTTAAATGCAATTATTGTATTATTGATGGCTCTTAATCACGATGAAAAATATGATGAATTATTAACTACCTATGGTGAATTAAGAGAT